TTCCAGGGGTACACCAGAATTGATCTTTCTCCACGCACCGGCGGGCAGAGACAGACGTTTAGAAGTAATATGTTGGGTTTCACCATTGGCATTAACCCACGGCGCATCGTCCAACACTTGATTAACTTTATTTAAAACCTCAGCAATAGCTAAAATAGCATTATCTTTGGTTCTTTTTGCCAAGTCAACCAGGGTTAACTTAGTTGCAGTCAGTAGAGCCATATTTCAAAATCTCCTATTGTTTTCCTTTTTTCATAGTAGGATACATAGCATCAACAAGGGACCTTTCTGTAGCACTTCCACCAGCATCTGGGCTAAATCCCCCACCGCCAGTACCCTGTACCTTCAAAATACGTTCTTTTTGTGGATTATTTTCAATTAAAATTTCGATAGCCTCTTCGGTAGAAGCAATTTCACCTGGATTAGACCTAGAGATGATCGGTTTCTTATCAATCTTCCCCACAGCCCTTAATTCCCCATTGATCTCTTCAATATCGAAATAGTCCCCAAAGTATGCGAAAGCGGCACCTGGGAATAAAACTGTTTTCTCCCGTAAGTAATTAGAACCTTCAAATGCTCCCCGCACAAGCAGATTGCGAATTTGATTGTCCTTCAATACGACCATCTTATCCTTTTCAGTTAAAGCCCTTTCGAAACTCTCTTTCTGTTGCTTTAACTTTTCTTCATACCCGTCTTTAACGCCTTGTTTGATTCTGTCGACTTCGCCAGCATCAACCATCTGTTTTTCGTTAAAGTTTTTGACTGTTTCGATAGCTTTCTTGGCTTCTTCTGGATCAATCCCTTCCCATCTTTTAGCCTGTTCTGCGGCAGTAGCTTCCATTTCCTCCAATTTAACCCGACGCCCAGCACTTTCGTTGTTTGCCGCTTTAAGGTCTCCCCAAAGTTTGGGGGCGTCTAGTGCTACTTCCTGCCCTTCTTGATCAATGTAAATTGGTTTATCTTCCTTCAATACCACATGACCATCACCATCTTTCTTTAATTTTAAAGGGAATTTAATTTCCATTTTAGGAATCTCTCCTTATCACAGGCATCACGCCGCAAATCCCAGTAAGTATAACAAAAAATAGGACTGAAGGGGTTCCCACCCAATCAGTCCCATTAAATTGCCCATAAGGATTTATGGGGATCTGTTAGAATAAAACAACCAAAGGTTGTTTTTAAACCTACTTCATAGATTTTTTAGTAGTTAGGTAAACTTTAGAAAGCCCACCACAAGAATAATTAAGTTCAAGTTGGAGTTGGCCTGTTTGTTTGCCAACTTGCCATCTTTCCATCTCTCCTTCTAGAAGGAGGATGACTTTCTTAACTATATTCCTATCTTGTTCGGACATCTTACATCCCATTACTTATAGGATACCAGAAGAAAGGGGAACAAGTAAAGGATAATCTATTAATATATTTTAATTTAATGTAGTTTAACTACGAATAGGGAAGAATTTCGGGGCAAGGCTAACAATCCTATTTGGCCCCACAATCATATCTATAACCCAAAACCCAACAGCCGCACTTATCTTCTTCCCCCTCATAAAAGGAGTCTGGGCTTGCAAAGCCCCTCCTTGTATACACACCACTCCACGATAAAAAAGCACTTCCGCCTTGTGGTAATGACCCATTAGGAGGATATCTGGTTTCGTCCCAGACGGTAACTCCGCAATATACCGCTGGGCCTTATAAGAAATAGCATAAGACATAGAACCATCCTCTGGATGGAACAACCGAACCACAGCAGTACATTCACCATCCCCAACTACAATATTAGCCTCCTGATACCCCAAATGGACCAAATCTGGCCTTTTAGAAGAGATCTTTTCCCCTATTTCATTCCCAGATAATTTCCAGAAAGACCTATCATGGTTCCCGGTTATAAAATAAGTAGTTATCCCCTTTTTCTTTGGATATCGTTCTACTGCAAGATTGACTTGGCCATCAGCCCCATGCACCGATAATTCAAATTCTTGGCCACGATAGACCCGAATACCGTCACAAAAATCACCGGAATGAAAAACAGTTTTAATCCCTTCTTTCTCAAAGATGTCATATGCTGTATCTAGCAAGGCTAAATCAGAAAATAAACTACCCAAATGGGTATCTGTTACATAACCAAATTTATGGGAAGTCCCACCTAAATGCAACTTATCTGTCTGTATATGGCGGGTAAGTTCCTCAATCTGTTTTGTTAATTTAATAACTTCTTCATTTACTGGGGTTTCTTCGATGTCCAAAGATTCCCTCTTCTTTTCCTCTACCCGAATACCACGATCACTCAATAATTTCTTTGCCGCTTGTATAGAACCTTCCCAATTACCGAAATGTTGTCGTAATGTCCATCTGGATGGCTTATCTATGGTTAATCTATCGTAGAAATCAGAAGAAATAACTCCGTAAGTTCGAATAACCCAAGCGAATCGTTCTAAAACATCGTTATTATCCATTTTACCCCCTAAACCAAAATTTTATTCTATCCCATAAGGGAGGTTTCCCGGGGAGATTACACATCTCTTCCCATACTTTATTCTTAACAAATCTAACTTTTTGTTTGGAATCCATTGCTCGCCAAGAGGTCTCATCGTCTAGGGCAATCTTCCATCCCCGTATGAAAGCACGATAAGCCTCTATTTTTTGCCCACGGCTAAAGTACTCCCCATGTCAATATCCCCCGATAAATTATTTATTTTCCTACGATAGGCCAACCATCTTTTTATAATCAAAATAGCTTCACGAATATTACTAAAAAACATTAATCTATTTATTCTCCAGTTGTTCTAATGTAAATAGACGCCCAGTCTCATGATCTATTAAATCTTCCCACTTAACTTTACCGGATTCAAGTAAACTGGCCCTCCTAGGCCCTAACACATTATTCTGAAATGTTCTAGACTGTTTTAAATAGAAATCCCTATAATCCCCCTGTTCAAATCCAACTTCTTTTATGGTTCTCCTACCACCAACCCCTATAGATTTATCTTCTCTAATGGTGGTTGGCCTATAAACCTCCTCTAATTCTGGGATATCTAAACCCAGTTCCTTCCAACTTACTAATACGGGTAAGTACAGGCAACGACAATTTCTATGCAGGGGGATTGGAGGTCTTGGTTGATCCAACCTATAGACAGTCCCATCCAATAAGGCGCATCTAGGACAAACCCCATGTCCAGACCTCTTAAACCCAGATTCTAGGGTTGCTGTCCACCTAACCCCCTTAATAATATCCGGGTTCGCCGCATATACTTCTTCATGAGCATAAGCATTTACGGAATGCACATAAGTACGACTTAGAGAAACCGCATCCCCCCTAGCCATATCAAAACCGGAAGTAAGTCTCTGGACGAACTGGGGATAACTATCCCCCTGCAACATACCAGAAATAAACTCCTCCCTAATGTCTTCAGCAACCTTGGCATAATTATTTTGTACCCATTCATTTAACAAATTCCCCCCAATTGGGGTTTCCACCAATAAACCCCGTAATTGTTCCGCAGTTAAAGATACTTGATTAAACCCCGATATACGTCCCCCAAAAGAGGCGATATCATTCGCCATTAAAAAGGAAGCCGCTCCACTAGTAGCGGCTATATTTGTAATTCCTTGCTCCAACACATAACGAATACCAAGGGTTAGGTTCGACAGATTATCAAGTATCAACAACGCCCTATCTTCTGACCATTCTGGTAAAGAAGAAGCATATAAATCTATACGTCCAAGGAGTTCACTCTCCGCTTGTTGTACTGCTTTCAACAATTGTTTTAGTTGCTCCTTCGTATAATCCTCTAACTGGTAGAACCATTCTATATTCCTAGCAAGAGTTATCAATTCTAATGTCTGTTGGGGGGTTAATTTCGCCACTATATTTATTCCAACTCTACCTCAATTTTCATACAATCGGCATGGTTCTCCATATCTTCTATATCCCCACCACAAGAAGCACATCTAAACCTATAACAATATTTTATTCGCCAAATAGCTATTTCTTCTGGATCGAAATAACACCAACCCAAAGGAACCTCAAGTCCCTGTTTTTTGAACTCCCTATCTTCCTCTTCTTCTAATCCATTAAACCAAATACACGCCTCACAGGACACACCTACATCTCGCATCTATGCCCCCTCTCCAATATCCCCACACACCATTCTATAAAGACATCCTCTATACTATGATGCTTTGGAAACCCGTCAAATCCACCTAACATTTCCGATGGGCTACCAATCACTTTGGATAACTTTTCACCACATTTATTACAATTACCTACTACCACCAAAAATATATCCAACTTCTTTATTGACATAATCCCCCCCTGAACAAAAACCCTGTTCTCGTACAGGGTAAACGCCGGATTGGGTTCTTAGTTCCGCCATGATCTTGGCCACCCCAAGAACATTAACCTAAATTGCCCATTTAGGCAGAAACCCATTATTACCGGGTTCCAAGGCGCACCCGTAAGGAGGCTGGGGTGAATTTTTAAAAATCAACTTTTTTAACAAATTCCTTTACAACTGGTTCATATTCTGGGTTCCAAACTACTTCCCAACCCCTTCTTCCAGCTAAAAAAGCTAATTCATATAATGATTCTATATTTATATTAACCGGTTCACCATTTGGGCCATTTAAACGATACCATCCTGTAGTTTCCCAACCATCCTCATCAAGATTTTCCTTTAAGGAAGAAACTCTAGTATAAATCTCATTGGTATTCATATAAGCAAACTCTCTAAGAAAAAGAGTTCCCTCTACCATAACTTCTTTAGATAAATGTAAAATTTCTACCCCTTCCAATGGTATCAACCATCCAATTTCGTTTCACTTTCTGCTATAGTTTGGCACATACAATTTAGTTTCTTCCTTACTGTATCTGCTATTACCATAGCAATTTCTCGAATGTTCTCCATATGGATAATCGGGGAGAACTCGAAAATAAGCCTTGGCTTTCCCTCAACTGTATCAAAAAAACAACGAACGACTTCTGAATCTTCACCTACATACCCCATATTATATCTCCACAAAACCTTCCTCCATTAATTCTCTCTTTTCCGGAGAGGGTGGGTCTGGATCTTGGAAAGCGGCGGTCACACGATAAAGTTCCCTAGCCTCTTTCTTAGCATCCCTATGTATCATCTTAATCAATAGTCGTTCTAAAGGAATCAAATCTCCCATAATTATTCCCCCAATCATTCTTCTATAAATAGTCTGCCAGCGAATACGAATATGGAATCATATCCATTACTACAATCCAAACAATAAAAATTTACGGATAATTCAGTAAAGGGGTCTTCCATTTCTACTTCGCCATTGTAACTAACCCTTTCCGAACCACAATATGGACATGAATAAGGGTTTCCTTTTACTTCTTTAGCACACATCTCTTATACTCCGCCTTTCCTCCCACTCCCCCTCTTTATACCAAAGGGGCTACCTACCCCAGCCTTGGATTTTGCTGGTTGAACATTAGTAGAAGAATATTTACTTACATCAACTCCAGGCAACCCTATATTCATGGGGGTTCCTAGGAAATTCTCACTGTCAAACATTTCGATTAATTCTATCCAATCCCAATCACCACTTACGATCCCTCTACGCCTCAATTCTTCAAACACTAGTCGTTTGGGCAGAATTCTAAACTGCGCCGCTCTAAGTAGAACTTCCGCATCCATAGTTTGCATCCAACGGAAGTCTGTATTCACATCAATACTCCCACCTGATTTTTCGCCAATATACATAGCTGTGAAGAGTAATGTTTGTTCCACGAAATCCTTAAATTCTAAAGCCCAACTCCGAAGAGTACTATCGCTCTCACCTGAGGATAAGGCCCTATCAGTAGCCGTAATATTCCCAGTCTTAGGCATAAGTAATTGTAAACCAAATAAACCCATTTTAGTTTCTAGATCCACTAGATTGGCATGTCCTGCCCCAATAGAAGCCCCGGTATGTTCTACATAACGTAATTCTGATTCTGGATGTTCAGAATGAATCATACGGTTAGGGCCTAATTCGATCTGTCCAAGTTTATCTGGATCAGAGAGCTTCCTACCGAATAAAATAGGTAACCGTGTAAAATGCAAAATATTGGTTTGGTCCGAAGTAGACTGCCAATGGCATAGATTTAGATAAGCCAGATCCTCCAACGGGGGTCTAGAAGTTAGAGCAGATATTTTCTCGCCTGGCATGAACACAGCTAAGGGAATCATTTCTTTGATGGAAGTTGGGCCGCTTTCAACCAACTTCCATCTATCTTCATCTGATTGTGGTGTATTAGAACCGGGGGCATTCTCCTGTTCTTCCCATACTTCATATCTCCCAGGTTCTAATAGTCTAATACGGGATACTTCTTTAACATTATATGTGTTCTCTGGATCTTCTATTTCCACAATTTCCTTTATTCTAACCTGAGTAAAAATCTCCTTACCTCGCCTACGCTCCGTCTTCCACCCAATAATTGAGGAAACAGGAATGTGTATCCAATAGGGCCGAATGCCTTGTGATTTAGCTTCAGCAACGGTTAGAACCACATCTTTCCCCACTTGGGGATAATCCACCAAAATACAAGTTACACCATCGCTTATCCCCTTAGCAAATACTTTAGACAAAAAAACATCGATATTATTTCCCTTTAAATCAATATCCTCAGAATAACCCTCCTCCTTAACCCCTCCTCTAATAGCTATTGGGACATCTTCCTTCAATGTTACGGGCTTACTAAATACTTGCCCAGTCAAATAAGAAATTGTTCTACCAAATCCATTAAACAAGATTGTCCTATTTAAACGATTCTGATAATTTTCCTCCCCCTCTTTCGTTTCTCTAGGTAGATACTTTTGTCCAGCTTTGAGCATAGCATCCGTCCCGCCCAACAAACAATTAATCAGATCTAAACGACTCTGGTGATTAACATAATTAGCACAGGGGGAAGAAATGTCCCCCTTTATAGCTCCGGTACTTTCGCCCTTAGACACCCCTTCAACAGTTTGTCCAGTATATGGATCCACAAGCCTTCTCTTTGCCATAATTTATTCCTTAGTTTCCATTTGATGTATTAAATTTCTAAACGATTTAGGGTTTATATATACTACTTTCACTTTTTTCCTAAGAGCAAAAGCCATCCCCAAATCGAATACTGTTCCCATTGACCTCCCATCCCACATTACATAAACTTCATCCGCCTGTTCGATCATTTCACGGTTTTGAATACAAATTTCCAGTTCACCTAATTCACTATAATTATCAAATACCGGATATAAAACACGATGCCCCTTCGCAGTTAATAAAGCCCCTTCCCCAATCATCTTCCTTTGATAAGCAGTAGAACCTATAAAAACTATCGTTGCCATGTGAATTCAAACCAAAACCGGTAAGTAAAACCTAAGAAACGATGTAACACCGGTAAGAACAAAATTTCCATGAATTTTGGCCCATAAACCTTGCTTAGAACATTCCCTACAACCAATATTGCAATCAGTAACCTAGTGTGTCTAACCCTTATAGTAAGCGTTGCCTGTTCCATATTTCCTCTATATTTCTCTATAGGATAGGGGTCTTGTCCATATCTCCCGTGAAAGACCATTCAACCATAAACACCTTACTTCCCATAACATCCCTTTCTTTCTCCCTATCGCCTGGATAATAATTCTATCCCCCTTAAAGATATAAATCCCGGAAAGTATATCTACTCCAGATAATCGGGAGAACCCTTCTATACCCAATGGCCCCATTGGGAGTATTAGTATAAACAAAACAAGGAAAACATACAATAATCTACTATGGTGATTCACAATTACCACAATAATTCGAAACTAGTACCCCGCAATTCTTCAATCGGGAACCGATACGCTATATAATAACCGATAGCATCAGAACTATGGCTTAACATAGGGTCTGCTTTTTTATCTATTTCCCCACTACCCCCTTCTAACACTCGCACACCCTCGAAATCTTTTACCATATATGGAGCACGTTCCCTATCTACCATTAAACGCACAACCCCGCTTATAGACATTAAACGACTGTTTACGGCATTGACCCGCACCCGCTCTTTGGGGTTAGCAGAAGGTACGAAATAATAAATTTTATCTTTCCACTTCCCTTGGAATATCTTTCTAACGATATCCCAATCGGAACCTTCAATTTGTGCAG